GTCGAGGCGGTCAACAACTGGAACGACGGTGCCCGGGGCACGCCCCTGGAGATCACCCGCTTCGTGCCGAACTCCGTCCGGGCACTCCGCGAAGCCCAGCGTGGCGCTGGTGAGCGGGCATTGCGCGCCGCTCCGCGTGGTGCTCAGGACGACATCCGCCAGCTGATGGACGCCCTGACCGAATAGGTCAGGGTTTCCGCAGCGGTACCACCTTTGGCACGGTGTCGAGGGCAGCGTTGGTCGTGGCGATATCCACGTCGCGCAAGATGCCCTCAAGCCGGGCGTGCTTGAGGTTGATCGACAGCACGTACTGCTGGCCGATCTTGATGGGCGAGTCCTTGCCCAGATACGCCTTCTCGCTGGTGGGCGTGACGTTCACGCCCTGATCGGTGATGTCGCGCACGATGGTGCGGTAGTCAGCGCCTCTGTTCGCCACCCACTGCTTGAAGTGCCGCCGATCCAGCGTGACGGTGCCGCCATCGAAGGGGCCAGCGATGGAACCCTTCGGCCCGTAGAGATCGTAGCGCACATGCACCTCGCCGCGTGGCAGGCGGCTCTCGTCGATGAAGGGCTTCGGGTTGCCGTTGTGGACCACCTGGAGGGTCTGGCCCGCATGGACGTTGAGGTACTCGGCGATGAGGTCGAAAGTATCCAGGCTGTTTTCCTGCACAACCTTCCGCATGGCACCGATCTGCGTGAGGACGACCTTGATGCCCTTGGTGTAGTCGAATTGGATCAGGCCGAGCGATGCTGCCATCTCGCCAGCGAAGTCGGCCAGGACGATGCCCTGCTCCCAGAACCGCTCATTGCCGGTGAAGGCGCAGTTGTACTTCTGGAAGAACCGCTCCCGGTGGTGGGCCAGCGCAGCCCGGATACCCGCCTCACCCATGGCGACCAGTGCATCTAGGAACGCCTGACCGACAGTGCCGTGGTGGCTGGTGATGAAGTCGTAGATCCGCTTGCCTGCATCGGTGCTGCGGACGAAGAGGGGGTGGGGGTTCATCGTGACTTCGAGGAGGCGCGCCATCTGCGCGTCGGACTCCATCCCCGTTGCCGCCAGCATGGAGGCCATGGACCGGTTGGCCGATGTGATGACCACTGTCGCCCAGGTCTTGTGGTCGCGCTCCTCAGCAGCGCGGGTAAGGCGGGCTTTGTCCCGGCCCTGTGTCACCCAGTAGAGGAAGTCACCCACCTCCTTGGGCGGCAGCATGGTGGTCTCGTCGATAGTTACCGGCAGGTTGTTGTAGAGACCCATGCGAGCGAAGAGGGCGTTTTGAGTGAACTTCGCTGTGAAGTGGAGCTTGGTTGGGTCGCCCCAGATGGACTGCTGCCACAGCTGAGCCAGCGTCTTGCCCGCACCGGTCTGCCCGTAGAGGCTGATCGTCAGGCCCTTGAGACCGGAGAACTGGTAGAGGGGCGCTGAGAACGACACGCACAGGGCGAACATATGGATCGGCATGTTGGCCTTCTCCAACAGCGCCGTGAACGATGCCCACTCCTCCACGCTCCCGGATGAGGTGAACATGGCCTCGGAGTTACGCTGGATGGCCGATGCCGTGGTGGCATCGTCGTGCACCACGGAGCCACCGACGTTCTGTCGAATGAGAGTGTCGCCGATGAGGAACTGGGTGTTGTCTTCCTTCCACCCCATCGTGGAGTAGAGGTTGGTCACGCTGCGGAGCTTGCGCAGCTCTTCCATGTAGGAGCGCAGCATGTGCTGAAATGTCTCCGTCTGCTTGCGTGTAGTGAGGACAATGCCCTGGTCGGCGATGGTGCTGGCAAACTCCCGAGCTGCGTTGTCGGGTAAGTACGCCTGCCGGAAGGTCAGGGTCTGCCAGCCCACATGCGGACGCTTCCAGCGGTAGCGGACGGTCTCGTAGCCCAGGGACTCGTCACGCCCGTAGCTCAGCGGATAGATGTCGAAGCTGCACAGGGGGATGTCCGTACCGTCCAGGCTGAGCACGATGCCCTGCGCCGCCCGCTTGAACCCATGAGGCATGGGGATGGCTTCAGCGCCCTCATCTGGCGCGTCCTCTGCGATGGCGACCTCTTGGTACTGGATGCCCAGCGCAGCCGGTGTGGAGATGCGGTCCTTCAGCGGGCACTTCTTGCAGCCCTCAGGTCGCAGCTCTTCAAACTTCTTGCAGGTGGTAGGACCCGTGGCCCTGGAGCGCCACTGAGCCAGCTTGTTGAGGGTCTTGGCTTCGTCGAAGCCCGGGTGCTGCTCGCTCCATGCGAGCGCCGTCTCCTCAGGTTGCTGGCAGAAAGCTGCGATGCCCAGCAGGGCGTACCAGAACGGCTCCTCCACCTCGGTTTGGTGGCCCGCAGCCCAGCCAACCTGCGCGCACTTGCGCTCAACGGTCACTGGGTCGGAAGGCGGGAACTCCTGTTTCACCGCCATCGATGCCAGCACGTTGGACTTCTGTGCCTGCACTATGCGAGGTTGGGGGTTTCCCAGCACGCGGCGCATCTCAGCGACGGGCACCTCTGGTGCTTCGATCAGCACTCGGACGGTCTTGTTGCCCTTCGGGTTCGTCGTGCCTGGAGCACGCAGCACACGCGCACTGTCGGCAGGCACCGCCGGATCGAACATCGGCGTGCCACTGGTGGGATCGCGCGGGATCAGAGCCTTGAGGCGGTCAGCCATGGGCTGCCAGTCCTCGGGTGGGATGGCTTCATCCAAGATCCAGTACACATGCAGGCCGTTGCCTGATGATACGATGGTCGGCTTGGGTAGCGCGTTCCCAGCGATGAAGTCACGTAGGCACAGCAGCCCCTCCTTCCAGTCGGCGAAGGGCTTACCCGGGCCACAGTCGATGTCGAGATAGAGCGCCTTGGTGAGTAGGACGTTCTTCTGCGTGCGGCTCGTGCTGTCTCGGAACGACGACACGGCATAGTAGACGTTCTCGCCACGCGCGCTGAGGCGCAGCACAACTTCCGCCAGGGTCTCGATGTCATCGACGAACCGCTGACGCGGTGCACTACCCTGGATGGTAATGACGGAATAATACCCCTGCGGCGGCATCACCCGCCCAAGGAACTCTGCCGTGTCCATGGTTCCCCTACCCTAGTTTTATGGTGGGTGGGGAGGCAACTCCCCACCCAAGTGTATTAACGCTCAGCGAGCAGAGCAAGCAGGCGTTCGTGCCTCTGCTTAGAAGTCATCTTGGTGATCTCCTCCGAAGGCCACTGGTGCGCGTGCATGAGGAAGATCAGGTTGCGGATCACCGCACGAGCGGTGGTCTCGTTGGCCTTGCTGATGGGCTTGCCGCGCAACCAGTTGTAGTAAGTCATGCGGCTGACCCCAAGCATTTGTGCCAGCTGCCCTGCCGTCAGCATCAAGTGCTGACGGAGGGCTTCGACCTTGTTGAAGTCGATGGCCTTAGGCGTCATCGGCTCCCACCTCGTCGAGCAGGCCAGCGATCTCGTCGGCCAGCGACGACGCACCCGCCGGGGCCACAGCAGCCGCCTTCGCCGCAGGCTTCGGAGCAGCAGCCGGAGCCGGGGCAGGAGCAGCCGGGGCTGCCTTCGCCGCACCAAATCCACGCTTCGGCGCAGCCGGGGCGGGAGCAGGAGCCTCCTCTTCCTCGACCGGAGCCGGGGCAGGAGCAGCCACCGTCTTCAGCGGCGCACGACGCGGAGCCTCAACCGGAGCGGGCTGCACCGGCACGGCCTGCGCCTTCTCACCCGTGATCTCGGCCACCTGATCGGAACCCGACAGGCTGTCGATGGCCTCCATGGCAGCCTCATCGAGGAAGCCACCAAAGCTGAAGATCAGCTTCGGGAAGGACGCATCGGTGTCGAAGGAGATGCGCGTGCGCACGATCTCAGGGGCGATGCCCCGCACCGACAGTTCCTTCTGATAGGCGTTCAGGCCCTTCAGCGCAGCCGGGGTCACCTCCAGCAGATACACCGGACCCGTGGCGTCATCGGCAGCCACCACCGCGAGGCGCTTCTTGTCGGAGCACGCCTTCAGCTGCTGACCGTTCGGAGCCACCTTGGAGCCCCAGGCATTCCACTTGCACGACGCGCACAGATCGCTCTGCGGGCTGGTGCTCTCCGGGTTCGGGCCGACGCCATCGAGCGAGTAGCAGTCCGGTGCCGAAGGCTCGGCATCCTTGTTCCACTCCTTGGCATACCACGTCTTGGACAGGCGCGGGTTGGCGCCCACCACGACCACATCGAGGCTGGTCTGGTTGATCACCGTCTCGGTGCCATCCTCAACGATGCGGAAGCGCGCACCCTTGATGGAGATGCGCGGGAAGTCCGAGCCTCCAGTGATGCCACCGGCCATGGCCTGAGCCAGGGCAGACGGCTTGCCGACGCGCGCCGCGAGGTGCGCCGGAACCTTGATGTTAGCGGGAACGATGTTGCTCACAGTTCTCTCCTCTGGGTTGGTAGTCACGGGCTGCCGATGTTGAAGGTAGGGCGGAGCTTCACAGTGCTCGGCACCCCAATCGCAACACGCGCCTGCATGGTGGCGATCTGCTCACCAATCTCTGCGATATCCTTGACGTAGATGATCGTGGGGTCGTTCATCATCATAGGGTTATAACCGTTCACAATCAGGTAGCCGTTGGAGATCGGCCACACTGTTATCACCGGTACGCTGCCCTCGCGGATCATGCCGGTCAGATTGCGTGCCCCAAACTCGGTCGTCACGGCGGACTTATCCTTCAGCGCCCAGGTGACCACCTTCCTTACCAGCCCCTTGATCATCTCAGTCATCCACCCTGGCGGTCGGCTTGCGCACGTTGATCTCGATCTTCGTGCCGTAGTTCACACCAGCGGGCACAGCGCCCTTGCTCTCGATGTAGCCGCGCACTGCGATCTTGCTGACGCGCCGCTCCAGCATGTCGAAGGCTTCGTTCGCCTTCACGTAAGCGAGCACCGCATCCCAGTCAGCCACGTTCGCGTAGTCCGTCGTGGTGACGAAGGCCGTGCCGCTCTTGGTCTTGAAGGAAGTGACGCTCTGCTCGTTGGCCTGCGACAGCAGCCACGACTCCAGCTTGGCCATCTTATCCTTGATGACCTGCACCTCCTGCTTTGCCGCGTTCTCCACGGCATCCTTCTGGTGCCTCAGCTTGAGGTACGCTGAGATCACTTGATCCACGTTTAGTTCAGGCATTTGTTCACCTCGTTTGTTGTTGGATCAGGTCGAGCAGCAAGCCTTGCAGCTTCTGCTTACCCTTCAGTCGGTCATAGATCCGCGCCTCAAGGTCTGTCGCCTCGATGTGGATCACGTTCGACACATGGCGCTTGCCGATGCGTTCGACGCGACCGTTCGCCTGCACGTACTGCTCGTTGCTGGTGATCGGACCGTACCAGATCACAGTACTGGCAGCGGTCAATGTCAAGCCATGCGCCATCGTAGCCGGATGGGCAATCAGCACGTGCGGGTCCTTGGCCTCCTGGAAGTTGCGAAAGATCGTGTTGCGCTCTGATGCGCTCACTGCACCGTTCACCACCGCCACTGACCACTTCTTACCAAGCTCACGCTCCAGCATGTTCAGTGTGCCTGTGAGCGGTACGAAGATGATAACCTTCTGCCCAGCCTCCTCGATGATCTCCGACACGAGGCTTACACGCGGCGAGCAGTCGAGTTCCACATTGCGGCCATCGTCGTCGTACGCGACACCGCAAGCGATCTGTACGAGCTTCTGCATCTTCACGGCTTCGTTCACCGCCGTGATCGTTGCCTCACTTCCCTGCACCTCGGAGACGAGGTGGCGCATCATGCGATCATAGTGCTTGCGCTGATCTGGTGTCAGCTCCACGCGGCGATGCTGCACCACGGTATCGGGCAGATCGAAGCACTCGTCGCGCGTGTACCTCACCGATGGCTGAAGGATGTGCTGCACAGTCTCGATGGAGGTTGTGCGCGGCAGCCATTTGTACTGACCGATCTTCATCATCACCTGATCACGGAACGCCGTGTAGGTTGATGTGCAGAACGGGCTATCCACCAGCTTCGCTAGCGCCCACGCATCAGTCGGTTCGTTCGGCGTCGGTGTGCCCGTCATCAACCAGAGCCGTGCATCGGGGTTCTGGCTCATCCACTTGCGCATCACCTTGAACCGGCGCGTGCCCGGGTTGCGCAGCACTGCCGCCTCATCGACGATCACCAGATCGAACTTGCCGATGGCCTCCTCAGCGATGATCTCAAAGCCATCGTGGTTGATGATGTAGTAGTCAGCGTCGCTGTTCAGCAGCTTCTTCCGCTTCTCTGCGGTGCCGTGCAGCACCACGGCGCGACGGCCCACGAAGTTCATAAAGATGGCGTCGTTCCACACCCGCTCCAGCGTGGAGAGGGGCGAGAGGATCAGCACCTTCGATACCTTGCGCGTGGAGAGCAGGTAGTCAGCCGCCCACAGCGCACTCATGGACTTGCCGGTGCCGATCTCGTTTAGCACCAGGGCCTTCTTGTGCAGCGTCAGGAAGGCTGCCGTCTGGCGCTGGTGTTCGTAGGGCTTAAAGCGACCCGGCCAGCCGTAGTAGTGGAGGATCGGCGAGGGTGCATCGAAGCCCAGGTTCCGCAGGACTTGGGTCTCATCCAGCCGGTGCGGCAGCACCAGCACATCCGGGCGCAGCATCCGCGCCGTGGGGACGGACTCCAGAACGCGGGCAGGGTTGTTCAGTTTAAGGGCTAGGGCCTTTGCCTGTTCGACTACTAACACCTAGTACCTCCGCAATGTACATTCTTGCTTTGTCAAGTGTGGCCTCGTCATACACGACGAAGCACTTTCCACCTGACGCCTCTATCTTTTCCATGCACTGGACCTGGAGCTTAGTGGGCTTCCGGGTTTCGTCTGCCTTCACCTCGATACCGACAAATCGCCCGTCTACACAGGCGATCCTGTCAGGGATGCCAGCCCGCCCATAAGGACCAGCCTGGGGGGAGAAGAACCACACCCCAAACTGGTTGAGCATCCTGTCAACCTTGGCCTTCACTTTACCTTCTGGCGTGCTCATGTCAAGTCAGGCCGCATCACAAAAGTGGTTGCACGGGCAGAAGCGGCACAGGCCGCTCGGCTTCATCGGCCACACGTTGGTCTCCACGGACTGCTCGATCCGGTGGATGCGCTCCAGCAGCTTCGCCCATAGCGCGGGTGCATCCGCGCGCTTGTAGGTCTCCCGGTCGAAGGCCAGATCCTTGGTCCAGATGAACCCGGTGCTGACCTCCTGCACGTCCGGCTGATGCGCGAACACCTGTAAAGCGAACAGCTCCAACTGCGTAAAGTCAGGCCGCCGCTTGCCGGTCTTCCAGTCCAGCACCACGGCCTTGGAACCCTGCACCACCATGACATCGAGGATGGACCGGAGCCACGCATCCTTGGCGAACCAAGAGGTGGGCTTCAGTTCCTGCGTAAGTGTCAACTGCTGCTCAGTGGCGAGCGTACCACCCGCTGCCAGCTTCTCCACACTGGCGATGACCGGCTCAAGGTTAGCGATGTCGGCGATCTCGCCGGGGGTGTGCGTCCCCTTCAGCCGGTCCTCGATGTACTTGTGGATGCGCTCGCCATGGGCGCTCGCCTCACCCCCCTGGTCGGTTACCGTCCTGGCGATACGCTGGTGGTAGTACCGGAAGGGGCAGTTCTCATACATCTTGATGGATGAGAACGAGTGAGAGAGCGTCGTAGCCATGGTCAGCCTTCGTCTGGTTCGGGAGGCAAGTGTAGCAGCTCCACACCCGCCTCTGTAAACATCATCCGGGCTACGTCGAACTCCTCTGCGGGCATACTCGTGGTGCCATCGCCGATGTAGACCACCTTGATCCCGGCCTGGATCAGGCTCCGCGCGCAGCGGCTGCACGGGTGGTGGGTGACGTAGGCCGAGCCATCGCGCAGCGATGCCCCAACGCGGGCCGCCAGGGCCACCGCGTTCTCCTCAGCGTGGGCAGTCCAGAGGTACTTAGCCGGACGCTCCATGCGCTCAGGCAGATCAGCCACCCCCTGGGGGATGCCGTTGTAGCCCGACGCCACGACCACCTTGTCCTTGGAGGTGACGATGCAACCCACCTTGGTGGTGGGGTCCTTGGACCGGGAGGCCGTCTTGTGCGCGAGGTCCATGAAGTAGTTATGCCAGCTGCTCACGGCTCAGCTCCTTTACGATGAAATATATGCAGCGAGCTTCATATAAAGTTTTGATCTCGGCTGTATGGTAGCGATACCCAAGTCTATTTGAGATGGCGGTATAGACTTCACTCCGCGTCATCCGCTTCGACTGCCACAGGGGATCTAAGATCGCGTGGATGTGTCGCCTAGCGTTACTTAGCTCCGGGGTGGGTATATTACCCAAGGGGCGAGGGTTGCGTATCTTCGCTTGGTTGTGGCACCCCACATGGTTACCGCAGGTATCGCACTTCCAGCGTGGGTGGTCGGCTAGGTCAGGGCGGTGTGGGTATATCTCCCGGCCATCGGTGAGGCGGGCTTCCACATCCTTGAGACATGCGCAGCACCAGATCGTACGGGTGATCACTTCGCATCTCCGTAGGTCTTACCAACGTCAGCTTCGCACGCGACGGGCAGGCCCTTGGCCCACTCAGGCGGTGTGGACATCACGCCCATCACGAACGCCTTGGCCTCCTCGGCCTCATCCTCGTCGCACACGATGACCACTTCGTCGTGCACCTGAAGCACGACCTTGTACCGCTTGCTGATCTCCACCAGCTGGTCGGTGACGACGATGCGCGCCACGGCCTGCACGATGTTCTCAACAACCTTGCCGCCGTAGATGCGGGTCATCTTGTCGGCCTCTACAGGCTCGCCCACCACGCGCGCCCTCAGCGCCTCGCGGAACTGACGCTGGTCGCTGGCATACACGTACCCGTTCTGGTCGGTCTCTTGCAGCGCCGGGTAGCGGATAGCGAGGTTGTTAGGCAGGCGGATGCCTTCCTTCGTGGTGACCAGCGACGCCAGCACCTTCGGCGCGATGTCGAACTCCATGCCGCCTGCGATGCTGTTGAGCGCACTGGAGCAGCGGGTCCACAGCATGGCGATGCGAGAGTTCTTCTCACGGTAGAGCTTCACGATGCGCAAGGCTTCGACCTCCTCGATCTCCACCTTGATGCCGCCCATGCCGAGCGCCAGCGTGTCGCGGAACTTCGCCGCACCCATGCCGTAGCCCAGGCCAAGAATGCAGGTCTTACCAACGAAGCGTTCGAGCTTGTCGCTCTTGCTGACCTTGCGCTGGTACACCGCACTGGCAAATTCGCTGTAGACATCACGCCCCTGTGCGAAGGCTTCAAGCAGATCGCTCTGCCCTGCCAGCCACGCCACCACACGCGCTTCGATCTGCGACGAGTCGCACGCCACCAACAGCTTGCCATCGGGCGCACACAAGGAACGTCGCAGCGCACCGCCACGCGGCAGGTTCTGGAGGTTCATCTTGTCGCCACCGCTCAGGCGACCAGTGTGCGCACCGTAGTAGTTGAGCATGATGGGCAGCGGCCCACGCGACGCGACACTGAGCAGAGAGCGCGTGCGGCTCTCCTCTATGGTGGACTTCACACCAAGGCGAGCAGCGACCGCTGTGGAGACACGCTCATCAGGATGCTCCACCATTGAGGTGAACACGTTGTCGGTTTTGCTGAAGGCGTAAGTGGGCTTGCCCGTGGTCTTGCTGATCTTGGTCGGCGGCGTCACACCACAATCGCGTAGGTATGCTGCGAACTTCTCGTTCGACATCAGCAGGGACTTTGTGTCGTCGTCACCAGCCTGACCGAAGGAATCCAACAGCGCCTGCTTGCGCGTCACCACTTCGTCGAGGTGCTTGTTCAGCAGATCGGTATCCAGAACCAGCGAAGGCTCTGTGTACATGCGCAGGATGGTGTCGATGAGATGGATCTCCTGCGAGGGAAACCCTTTGGCCAGCTTGCGGAACAGCGCGTAGGTGAGGTCCACATCCTTCACGCAGTACTCAGCGTAGCGTGCCATCGCGTCGGGCGTGAAGTCAGCCCTTCGCATCCCGAGCGTGCGCAGCACCTCGTCGCCCTTCTCACCAAGGCCGTAGTGCGTGGCGAGCGCCTTGAGCGACACACCAATCGTGCTGCCATGCAGTGGCCGCGCCATCGACAGAGTGTCGAGCCAGAGCTTCGGGCGGATGCCGTAGTGCCACGACAGGATCGCACCGTCGAAGGCGGTGTTGTGGCAGAGGATCGCCTTATCTCGGTAGTTGAGTTGGCGCAGGAACTTGCCCGGGTCGGAGCCGCTGTACCAGTCAGTCGGGAACCCGTTCACCTTGATGGCAACACCGACCACCTCGAAGCGCGGATCGCGCACGTAGGCTTCGGTCGTCATCTTCGACAGCGAATACTCGCGGTCGTAGTAGGTCTCCAGATCGATGGTGACGATATCCATCACTTGATCTCCACGCCGATCCGCTTGCACGCCCTGAACGCCATGAACTTGGCGTTGATGTGCGCGTCGTTGTTGACCAGCCAGATCAGGAACTCCCGCAGCTCGGGCGGGAACTCGCGGTCGAGCACATCTCTTACATTCGTCCTGGCGATGTCTCGCATATCGGCGAGTTGATTCCACTCAGCAGTACTGAAGGTGCCGGTTGCTGTTCTCGGAGTGGTGACAGTGTAGACAGTGTTGGTTGCGTTGAACGTGGTCTTTGGCATTTGGTTCACCTCTCCAGTCGCTCTTTGAGCCGCCGGATATCTCGCAGCGTGCCCTTGCGTTCACCGTGTTTGTTTTTGCCGTGGTTACCCGCGACGATGATGCGCGGGTACCCAGCTACCCTGGCGAAGTAGTGGTCCCGGCTCTTCTCGATGGTATAGCCAACACCGAGATCGTCCAGAGCCTTTCTGACCTCAGGGTCGAGTTTCATCGCCTCCTCCCGGTCGGTCATCGGCACCGACCTTGCGCAGCTCGTACGATAGCAGGAACAGGATGCAGCATCCTGCATGTGCTAGGTGCGAGATGCCAGTCTCAGGGTCCGTGCGCTCGCCGCGCCACCACGCCCACATATGGCGCATCAATGCAGAGAACGGACGGCTCCACGCCATGCCCTTCTCCCAGTTGCGCGGCTCGTACTTCTGCGCACCGAAGTCCAGCACGCGGAGGATCTCCTCCACTGCGTCGGATGGCAGCAGCTGGTATGGCAGCTTGCCCGCATCATCCTTCCTCCCCTCGCTCACTCTTCGCTCGCTCCTTCGCTTGCTTGGCTGACGCCTTCATCACATCCTGCATCCACAGCATCTTCTCCGCTGCGGCGTACACCTTCGACATGCGTAGCCCCAGGATGTTGCACGCAGCCATGAGGTGCGGCGTGTAGGGCAGAAACTTACCGGTCTCCCAGTTGGATAGCGTCTGCGCTGCCACGCCGATGTCGTAGGCTAGGTTCTCTGCCTTCATGCCCTTCTGCTTGCGGGCGACACGGAGAACCGTGCCGACCGCCTTCGCCAGCCTCAGGGCTTCCTCGTCATGCTTGGGTCTGGGCACGACGGCTCCGCTTCAGCACATCACGGAAGTCACCCGCCGACATGCCGTTCACCTCCAGCACGAGGATGGCCGCACGCAGCGCATCCTGCAACTCGGCGACGATCTGGTTGGCCTCGGCGAGTGCCTTGATCTGGAACACACCGGGCTTCACCTCCACGAGGAAGCTCTCACCAGGGATGGAGCGTGTATCACCCCTGGTGACATGCGCGCTGCGCTCCGCAGCGGCGTTGCTCTGATCACTGCTCACAGCGTTTCTCGCTCCCCTCAAGCGCCTCACTCGCAATGCGTCGGGCGTACACACCAGTCTCGTCAGTGGATGCTGCGCTGATCTTCTTCAGCGCATCTGTCAGGTAGGCGTACTCAGCGTTGAGGAACCCCACCTGATCCATCCACGGCAGCACAGCGAGCTGCGCCTTGGCCATCTCCTTAGCCAGCCGCTCCCTCTCATCGCGCAGCCACTCTACTTCCGCACGCAGTAGGACGATCTCACCCTTGGCCTGGGTCTCCACGAGGGTGCCGATGGCCTTCGCCATACTCTCGCCGATGGTCCAGCCGGTCGCATCGTAGATGGCTTCCGCCCACTCCTCCGGTGTCACGCGCTATCCTCCCCTGTATTCGAGACCGGTAAGAAGGTTACAGGCTGCGCACTTCAACTGCTCAGCCTGCATCCGCTCCATCGCCTGTACTAGCCTGGATAGGTCGAGGGCTGTGACGTTTCCGCCGTTCATCACATGGTGATGCAACCGCCGAGCCTGGGCGATGGCCTCTTCACTCATCGCCGTACCGCCAGGGCACAGGCCACAGTGTCGGGGTTCACGCAGGCTGCTTTGCGCAGCTCAGCCTGATGGGTGTTGTAGCTGAGGATCAGCAGCCCACCGACCAGCACGATCACGCCTACCACACCGCAGATCGCCAGCCACACCTTGGTTTCGTCAGACATCACTTGCTCTCCTTCAGCTCCCGGGTTTCAACAACTCGCACCTTGGCGGGAACTAAACCAAGTGTTGCGTCACCTCGCCAGTGGGGGGCGATCCAGCGTTGCTCACTGACCGGGCGTGTGTTCTTGCCCCACACATAACCCGCGACGAGGCCCATACGGCGCTTACCCTGCGGCCCGTTCGCTGAGCCTGAACCGGGCTCGGGCGTGTAGCTCGGCACACGGATGATGGTGTGCTCGTAACTGCGCCGACCGATCCTACTGGCGCGATCTTTAGGCATACCGACACGCTCACGGATGGTCTGCGGTGCGGCCATCGTGACGATGAACTTGTTTACGGAGTAGATAACCTCGCCGAGGATCTTCTCCACAGAGGGGGCGCAATAATCACTGTCACCAGCGACAGCGAAGTAGGTAGGTCGCGCAAGGTCAAGAACTAACTCAGCAGCAAAGACGGTGTAGAAGCGCGGCTTACCAAACTTGGTGGGGTCAATACTTTGAAGGAAGTAAACATTTATTATGCCATCACGCTCTGTACATAGGTAGTAGTTACGATCCGCTGGGCCTCGCTGGTCGTCGCTGAACGGATCTTCGATCCATATGACCGGTGCGGGCAGATGGTAGAGGCCGAAGTCAAACATGGCCTGCACCGTGGACTTCACCGCCGTTGTGGTCTCCTCATCCTGGTCAGTCCCGCTGTCGAAGATAAACTTCTCGGCTTGGTGAATGAGCGGCAACAGCGGGCGCAGCAGCTGCTCTCTCCGCTTATCTCCCGGCTTGGTCGGTGTGATCTTCCCGTCCATGGAGACGAGCGGCATCTTCCTGCTCCTGATATGCTCCAGGAGGTCGGGCAGCATGAGCTTCATCACTTGCCCTCCTTCGCCACATGCTTCGCCCACAGCGCCTCGGCCTCAGCCCAGCGCCGCTCCAGATTGGCAAGGTCTCGCTGACACTGCCAGTACTCCTCGCTGTCCGAGTACGCCTGCTTGATGAACTGCCGCCGGATATCCATCGCACCCAGCAGGACGCGCAGCGTCTCAGGGATGTTGCCGATCTTGTGCGGCACCACGGGCGGTAGCTTGCTCACAGTTGTTGTCACGTTCTTTCTCCCACTTCAGGCGCGCTTGGCGCGCTGCTTCGACGATAGCCTCTGCCTCTGCACGGCGCTGGTCTTGCGACCGGCAACAAGGCCGGTCGCAAGTGGCGTTATCCCCATGAGGATCGCACCAGCAGTGGTCACTCACGCGGACGCATCCCGCTTCGCCTTCTTGGCCTCGGCCAGCTTGCGGCCACGTTCACGCGCCGCCTCCAGGGTCTTGTCGTTCTTGAAGAAGTGGCTCTTGCGCGGCTTGGCGCTGCCCTCCAGCAGTCCGGCCCGCACGAGGTTGGTGCGGTAGTTGCCCAGCGTGCCACGCGGGATGCCGGTCTTGTGCGACACCATGCGGATCGTCATGCCCTGCAACAGCAGCGCGTTCGCCTCGGCCAGCCGGTTCCGCCGTTCACGTGCCGACTGGATATCCACCTCAGGTGCCGGGGCAGGAGCAGGCTCAGGGGTCACCACCTTGGCAGTCCAGACGGGTTCAGGAGCGGGGGTAGCAGGCACACTGCGCACCACAAGCTCCACGATGTCTCCATCAACAGCGTAGATTTTGCCGTTGTCGTGCAGGATCAGCACCTGTCCAGCCTTGGCGGTCAGGTCGTGCTTCAGGGTCGCAAGGATCTTCGTCATGTTCACTCTCCGGTTGGTTACTTGTCGAACGTCTGAGGCCGCACGATCAGCTCGAAGCCCAGCACTGAGAGCACACGCTCCAGGGCATCGAGTGAAGGCACAGCCACACCATCACGCCAACGGCGCAGGCTACGGGCATCGACACCCGCAGCCTTGGCGACATCAGCCTGCGACAGCTTGCTCTTGTTGATCTCGAACCAGATGAGATCAACGAACGGGTGTGCGAAATCGACAGCGCACTTCTGAGGCTGATAGCGGGTCACAGGATCTTGCTCATCGCAACAACCGCCGTCATGCGGTCAACATCGATATCCAAGGGTGCAGCCTCCTTCTTTTTCTCAGGCTTGGTGGTGCTGCGCTGGCGCTCCTTCACGTTCTCAGGAACCAGCTCCCACAGTGCGGGCCATGTCTTGACCGCAGCACCCAGCGTAGCGTGGGCATCGAGCACCCTGTTCACCCCCATGATGAACGCATCGCGCTCAGCGATGATGTTGTCGTGCTGCTGCTTCCAGTCGTGCACTGCCTTGATGGTCGGCTCCCACCGCTCGGACGGTAGCAGGGTGACAGAGGCGTACTCAGTGAACGACATGCTCAGCACGAAGTCCCGCCCAGCGGATGGCAGGTTGAACGGGAACCGCTTCACGCCGCAGGAGAACGTGAACGGGGGAGGCACGACGCCGCCTACATTGCGGATCTGGATGGCAGGGCGCAGAGGAAGGAACCCATTGGGTAGCGCCTCCATCTGCTTCTCCCACTCACCGAACAGCATGGAGTAGAGCGTCGGCCCGTCGAACGGGAACTTGAGGCTACGCTCCGCAATCTCGATGCGCTTGAAGTAGGTGAGCGTCGCCATGCGGATGATGTGCTGCTTGAGGTCAACGCCAATACGAACGGTACCCATGTTCATCTCCCAGTTGGTGTTATGTGCACCTTGCGGTCACGGTCCACCCGGATGGTGAGCCGACCGTAGGCGATGTGTACGAGAAGGTGGCAGAGCTGGTCGCACTTCTCATCAGCACGACGCAGCCTCCACTCCAGCCAGCCCACCCAGAAGCAGAGGGTGAGGCCGATGGTGATGAGCGTGCCCTCGCTCACAGCTTGACCACCTCACCCCAGGGTGCCTTGGTCGCACCGTTGGTTACCCACATCACCGGGTAATCCGGTGCCGGGCCGAAGTCGTCGCAGTACAGATCGGTCAGCACCACACAGGCGACCGGTGCCACCGAGTTGTCTGCAACGTGTTTGAAGATCGGCGAGAAGGCCGTGCCTCCACCGCCACGTGCCGTGATGGTCACCGTGTCAGTGGGTGCGTAGCGGTCGTAGTGGCACACCTCACTGTCGAAGTAGACGATGTGCAGCATGACCGGGTTGGTGTCCTCATGGATCGCCCTGATCTCCGCAGCGAACTCAGCCACCACACGGGGGCTGATGGAGCCTGAGCAGTCCACCGCTACCACCACCTCACCCAGCGCCTCACCGGATACGCTCGGCAGATAGAGACCCTGCGCCAGGAAGCGTCGGTTGGGTCGTGCCCAGCTCCGGGTGCTGGTCTTGGCCCGGTGCATGAACCTACGCAGCACATCCTGCCAGCGCACCCTGGGTTGCAGTACCTCATCGACGAGGCGCTGCATGTTGGCTGACATCTTGCCCATCATCTTGGCAGCCTGCGCTGCCTGGGCGACCTTCACTCGCCACTCGGCCTGAGCCTGTGCCTGCTCAGCAGGGGAGCCTTCCGGCTCCAGCAGATCGTTGCCGATACCGCCAGGGCCATCACCCTTGGCACCGTCCCTGCCGTCGCTGTCCGGCAGGATGGCGTAGATACCCTCAGACGTACCCTTGCCTGCGTCGTACAGCGTCCTGTCGAGGCAGCCGCCCTTGATGAACTTGCCGATGCGCTCATCCACCAGGAGCTGGTTGATTACGTAGTCAGCCGCCTTGTTCCACTTGCCGTGGTCGCGGCCCTTGAGGCGGTACATATGCTCCAGCATGGGGTGGAAGCACTCGTGCGCCACGAGGAAGGTGACCTCCTCGTCAGTCAGATCCTTGAGGAAGTGCGGGTTGTACCACACGGTCTTCCCATCGGTCGCCGCTGTGGGGACACGCTCGTCCAGCACCATGGGCATGTTGAGTGCCACGGTCCCGATGAAGGGGTGCTGAAGGATCAGGTTGGTCTTGGCCTTGGCCAAGCGTTTCATGAGGTCCATGTCACAGCCCTCCCATGAAGGCGCGCATCTTATCCATGATGGCAGCAGCGTCGTCCGCTGCACTCTGGCGCACCGTGGGATCATTGCGGATGGCGTCGGTGCTGAGGGATGCCAGCTTGCCCTCCACCTCCTGCCGCATGTTCTCAAGGTTGGGGTCATCGCCGATGTTGAGGCGAGGCAGCAGGTCACACAGTTCCCGTGCGTGCTCCAACATGCTGTCGTAGATGCGCCCCTTGGGGTTGCTGCACTGGCGGGAGATGGTCTCCACCCGCTCATACAGCCGCTGCCAGACATCCTTGGTCGCCAGGGTGTGAGCCTGCACCAGCCGCGCCGTGATGTCCTGCTGGATGCGGGACATCTCCGACCCACTCAGCTCCACCCGGAAGTCGTTGGTAGGCACCGGGAAGATGGCGATATCCATCCTAAACCGGTTGGCGATCTCGTCATCCGCCGGGTAGTCACTGTCCGAGTACATGCCACCCAGCAGCCGGGCAGCCTGCACCTTCAGTGCCGGGTAGTTGTACACGAAGTCAGCCACCAGGGCCTCCCACTCAGCCTTGGCCTTGCGGAAGGACGTGATGAAGCTGAGGTAGTTGGAGGTAGGCAGCAGCTGCGCCCCCTCCATCGCCCAGGGCAGGGTGTTGGAGTAGAAGTCCTGCCGGATGGCGTTGCTCTTGGCGTGCACCCGCTCAAGGTAGTCGTTGAGCGGCAGCAGGGACTTGTTGAAGCGCCCTGCCTCAGCACTGGCATGGTAGAGCGTCGTCGCCTGCTGCGAGACGCGCTTGTCGTACTTGCGGGCCGTCCACTGAGAGACGGAGAGCTGCACCAGCAGGGCGCGGTCGTTGAGCTGCATTGTTCTATCCTCCTCAGAACAGCACTTCGTGGTGCTTTACGGCCCAGGTCGTGAATGCCTGGGTGCTGGCCAGTGACGGGTCACGGCGCGCTGCGATGGAGACGGTCAGCACGCTGAACTCGGGCGGCATCCGCTCACAGTACGCCACAACACGGTCAAGGTTGCCCGAACTTGCACGGGCAGACAAGGCACCAGACAGGGCGTAGAGCGTCGCCGGATCGGTCGGCACCACCGACCCCTTGGGGTCGAGCAGGATGGCGTCAGGGTTGGGCAGCTTGCGGAAGATGCGCAGGAACCCCACGAACTCAGCCGCAGCGCCCTCACCCACAGCGCCCTTGAAGCACTCGAACTCAGCATCAGCAGGCACCACGCCCAGCACAGCCGAGACACCCTCCACCCAGGACCGTGGCGTGGGGTTCTGATCACGCTGCGGGTCGTAGTCATGGAGCAACCCAGGCCGGAAGCGCAGGAAGCTCACCACCTCAGGCCGTACACCGTTGGCAATCATCCAGGCCGAGCTGTCGTCGAGGTGCGTCTCCATCTCCAGCACCGTCTCACGGTTGCGGAGGTGGCCCAGCACACGGTTAGCCCCTGCCCGGTCACTCTGCCTGTTGCCGGTGGAGATGACGCTCCAGCCGTTAGCCATGGGTACGCCGTGCAGCGTCCTTGCCTGACAGATGTTGGCCAGAACCTTCTGGATGTCCGCACCGGCTTGATTGCGGTCGTCGAAGCACAGCAACCCACCCTCAGGGGTATCGTGGCGGCTGCCCTGCGCAGGGTACCAGTCAGGCAGCTTGTAGCTCAGCGTGGAGCCACTGATCTCCGGGATGCCGAAGTCCTCCACCAGCATGGTGGGCAGGTGCATCTCGATGTAGCCCCGACCTAGATCAGAGGCGACCTCTCGGGCGATGGTGGTCTTGCCGCCACCGGGTGCCCCCTCAACGCAGACCGTGCGGCCCACACGGATCAGCGCAGCGAGTGTATCTTTTAAAAGAGTCGGACGCATTGCATGTTCACCTCTTGTAAGTTTGTTTCTGACAAGTGGCCTCATCAGCAGCGGCGTTACCGCTGGACGCAGGGGGTCGGACCCTACGTTTCGGCCTAGCCCTTGTTAGGTCCGGGCCAGAGCAGCATCAGCCGCCTATCCATCAGGTCGGTACTGCGGTGGAGCAGGTTCCACTTGGACAGCTTATCCGCAGCCCTGGTGACTGACGGCTTGTTGACGTTGAGCACCGCAGCAATGGCCCCAATGGTCGCACCAGGGTTGGCCTTGACGACCTCCAGAATGGCGGCCTGTCGGCACGACAGGTACTCGTAGTGCATCCACTTGGTGTACGCCTGAGCCGAGGCCGGAACCTCGATGAGCGCGATGTGGTCCTCTACGGGACGGGTCTTGATGGTCCTACGCATGTTCATCCCTCCGCAATATCAATGTGGAACTCTCGGCTGTATGTGATGCCACCCTTGCCATCCATGTCGCGGTCGATGACCGGCGACCCAGGCTGAACACCAGCCCAGAGATTGGCGGCATCATCCCAATCGAAGCCCACCTTATCGGCGGTCTCCTCGATGCTGTTACCAGTCGCCTCGTAGAGGGTAGTGCCGGTCGCACTATCCCGCTCGACGTACCGATACCTACGCATGTTCATCCTCCTCAGTGAACGCCGTACAGGTACTGCTGGAAGTCATCAGCAGAGATGCCAAGGTCCTCCAGCAGCTGCGCTGCGGCCTTGGGGTAGTCGTACACAAGATCCTCCAGGGTGCTGCCCTTGGACGAAGCGTAGGAGGCAGTGCCACCACTGCGCCACGACGCCGAGTTGCCCCAGGGGAAGTCACTGTCGCCAGCCTTGCGCACCACAGGCAGGGTGACCGGATCGACCTGACACAGCCGCTCCAGCAGATGCACCAGGAAGGGCACATCGAGGTACTCTGTGGCTTGGTGAGCGTTGTAGTACCCAACGCTGAGGTTGGTGCACTCAGGCACGATGTCGGTGTAGTTGGCCGTATCGGTGAAGGTGCCACCGGAGTCGAGCTGGAACGTGTGGCCCTTGGTGCTGAGCTGATCAGCCAGCGCCCTACCAAACGCATCTGACGCACAGCGTGCACCCTGATGGGTGATGACACTGGTGGTGCCACGCCGATCAAGCGCAATAGCGTAGTCAATGCCATCGAGCAGCTCGGGTGTCTCAACGGCGATGTGGTGAGAACCGATGCCACCGATCTCCTCAGCAGCATGGAAGATGTAGAGGCCAGGGACCTCGCGGAGGATCATCTGGCGCATCAGCCACACACCTGCCGTGCAGTCAGCACCAAGGCACGAGCTGTCAGCGTTGGGTGAGAGGGAGAGCATACCGCCACCGTAGGTGATACGCTGCCTGCCGCCCTTGGCGTGCACAGTGTCGGTATGGGAGGACCACAGGATACGTGACAGCGATCCATCCCTGTTGGGGATGTTGATGTAGCGGTTGCCCTTGGCGTCACTGCGCATGTCGGGGATGCTGTCGAGGTAACGCTTGACGAACAGCGCCTCGGTCTCACTGCCAGCAGGGCGGCAGTAAGTGTGCATCTGGAGCAGCTCGTTGATGATGGGGTTGCTGAGGTTGAGTTCTCGCACCTTGCTGGGCATGGCGCTGACGTTGGTCTTGCGGGTCATAGGTATCTCCTGGGTTAGAGGTTGACGGGGAGTTCAAGCTGGTTGGCGTCAGCGACGAAGGTAGGCATCGGGTATCCACGCTCCTCCTGATCGGCGACGTAAGCGTTGTGGCAGTCATGGCAGCGCATGGTGTTGGTGTAGATGCTGTCGGGATGCACCATGTCGTTGGAGAAGATCTCCTCGCAGTCCGGGCAGCGGAAGTACTCGCCCTCAGTCTCCTCCTGGCACCACGTCTGGGTACCAGCACGGGTGTTCACGATGACTTCCATCGCCGTGTAGTCGCTATCGGCGTACCACTGGTCCGTGTTCTCGCAGTGGAAGGCATAGGACTGTGCAGCGTCACCGCTCCACAGCTCCTCCCAGGTACGCCAGGGGCTACCAATGCCGTTGTGAGTGGAGCGACGGGCACGGCGCCACACTGTCGTAGGGTCGCCATTGTTGTGGCTGTAGCTGTCACCGGAGTAGGCACAGGTGAAGGCTTCGTTGTCATAGCAGTTGAGGCACCACGTCTCGCCGTCCACCGAGTACTGATCGTCGTCGCGGTGCATACGGTCACCACAGCAACCGCACTGGGTACGGGAATAGTTGCCAACCTCGATGGTGCCGCCAGTCTCATCAGCAGCGTAATCGCCGCTGTCGCAGATGAAGAACCTACGCTTGGCCGGGTGGTCATCGACGGCCTTATCCTCACCATCGAGGTAGGGCATCAGGAAGGTGCCATCCTCATCATCGGCATCGAGTTCAGTCTCAGCGGGGATACGGTTCAGTGGTGCACCAGCGAAGCTGGTGGTCCGTTCGTACTCACGCTCCCTGAGCATCGCAGTCAGGGCAATGCGGTACTGATCGGTGAGGCCGTAGACCCGGACGAAGGTCTTCTCACGGGGCCACAGCACAGCTCGGGCAGTGACGCTGTTGGGGTTCTGAGGGTCGGTGGTGTAGGCAATCGCCAGTCCATCCTGATCAGTGGCATAGGCTTCAGCAGGGTGGAGGTTGAGGGAACCGGTATAGCTACGAGCAGCACGGGCCATGCAGGACACATGGTCGGAAGACTCAGACTTGACAGGCTGATCGTTGTACGCAAACCGGAAGGCATCCCTGGCGTGGCTGATCACCAGGGTACTAGAGTTGACAACAAGCCGAGACTCGTAGCGTGCCGCCAGATCACGGATCTTGTCGGGGGTAAGCCGATCACTAGCAAAGCGGGCAAGGTAAGTGGAGGCAGGCACCACGGTCTGGATGTCACGCATCCCCTTCTCAGGGGACTCTGTAAAGGCAATCTTGGTACGGTCCTTAGACACATGAGCGAAGTGGCCATCCTTGGTATAGCCAATGATGTAGCTCGGCAGCACCGCGTGGTGGCCAGTGGCCAGACGGGACGCTTCTCGCTCCATCCAGCTGTCGTCAACCAGCTGCTGGATACGGGTCTTTACACCAGGGTAGTTGACACGAGCTGCAAGGGCAGCATCGGCGGTAATGTAAAGGTCGCCATTGACAGGAACGCCAGTGGACACATCAATGAGCTGGAACATCTGTCCATTCACCTCTGTTGTGGGGCATCGGCGGAGCGCCGACCCGGTTCCCAGGCTAGCCCGGCGGCCCCGCCGTGTCAAGTCCGGCCCCATCAATGGTCGCAACAATCTATTATGATGTCGTGATCTATTTTGTATGTATAACGTCGCGGTAGCGCACAGATTGTTAAAAGGGTGGAAAATTAGTGGGTTACGAGGCAGGATCTGTCAACAATCTAATAATCTAAAAAATATTCGTAAAGAGCGCCACAAATTAGAAGAGAGTTGGGGGGTGTAAAGGGGAATGCACTGTACATGCTTTACGTATCCACCAGGGGCCTCGCGCATGAGGAAAGGGTTAAAATTCCTTTTTTACGGATTGTTAGAAAATATAGATTATAGATAGAGAGAGAGATCCTGGAACCCATTGGTTTTCCATGGTGTTTACGTGTCAACTAGCCTACAATCTGTAAAGATCTAACTTTACAGTATACGGAGACAAACGTATAAAATGTAAAAAAACAGGCTATTTTTACAGATTGTTGTACTTGTTTTCCTATCCATAGGCCGTCAGACCTATAGAACGCCATTATGCGCGCACTTTGCTGACCTAGAGGCCCCCGACGTATGGCGAGCGCAGCGAGCACGCGGAGGCGGCGCACAGCCCTGGTGTCAAGGCAATAAAAAACCCCGCCTTGCGGCGGGGTCAGTGTCAAGCGAGGCTGAGGTCCTGGTCCTCGGCGAGGTCGGCGGCGTCGTCCCAACCCTCCTGGAAGTCCGTCATGTAGTCGATGCCGTGGTCGCGTACTCGCTCCAGTTCCCGCCGCAGCTGCGGCAGCTCGTCGTAAAGTGCATCCTCGTCCCCGAATGCCTGTATAGTGAGGACGTACTGCTGGAAGGCAGCCCAACCAGCCTTGTAACCCGGTGTCATGTTCACTCTCCCAAAGGAGGAGGGGCTTGCGCCCCTCCTGGTGTCAAATGTCTCGCAGGATGCCTTCCATGCAGTCGTGCACCAGTTCGGCGGCGCAGCGCAGTCCCAGTTCCCGCGCCCAGTAGGCATCCGCCGTGGTCCACTGTTCCTGGGCCTCGGCTTCTCGGGCGCACTGCGCATCTGCCATCGCCTTGCGGCGCAGGATGGAAAGCGCGGTTTGCAGTTCCGAGGTGGTCGGCGCAATGCTCAGCGCCTCAGCGTTCATGATCATGGTTCTTCTCCGAAGGAGGGAGGCGCCTTGCGGCGCCTCCCGTTGTGTTACCAAGCGACGGTCGGCTTGGTGCTCGCCTTGGGAGTCTTTCGCTCCTTCCGCGCCACGTTCACCTTGTCATCGCCGAAGCGGGAGAACGCGATCACCACTTCCTCAGTGGCAGGCATCCGCTTCGCGTCGATCCACCGCTTTTCGAGGGCCTTGCGAGCCTTTTCCTTCAGCTCCTTAGCCTTCTTGGTGTGCTCTCGCGCTTCCGCCAGCGTCTTCTGAAGCTCAGCCGGGAGGCTGGCAACATTCAGCTCGACCCACACGAGATCATCGGTCTTAGCCATGGTTCTGATCCTCAGTTTGAAAGAGCAACCCGTGGGGGCCATCCCGCCGCCGGGGCCAGCTCGCTGCTGGCCCAATTATTAGGACATATTCGCCCGGAAATGTCAAATGCCGCCCGTTTCCGGCCTCGCAGCGCGCTGCGCCGCGCTTGCTTCGCGGCTTGGACCGGCCCCACCTGGACTGGCAAAATCCAGGCCCCCCCTCACATGCGTAAGCCCCGTAAACCACGACCTAAAAATACCAAAGATTAACTTTTCGTAATGAAATATCCAGCAAAAAGCTCGCCTTGACGCCCACATCTCAGGCACATACGCTAAGAACCCAGGGATCTGAGCAGTACAGATGGACCTTTCGACCGTCTCACCGACCAAATGGACCAATCGGCTGGCGTTCGACATCGCCCTTCGCCTCGAAGGTAGCGGTGAGGACCTCGATGAGATCGTCACGCGGCACCAGATCGTCGCTGGCGACCTGCTGGTGTTCAACAAAGACCCAGTTTTCCTTCGCAAGGTCTCGGATTTCCGTGACGAGATCCGCGATAAGGGGGTCACCTTCCGCCTCAAGGCCCGCACGCAGGCTGAAGAGCTGCTCAAAACCTCATGGATGCTCATCCACGACCCCGTGGTGAGCCCTGCGGTGAAGGCCGACCTCATCAAATCCACCGTGAAGTGGGCGGGACTGGAGCCCAAGAACGACGTGGGCGACGGCGCTGCCGCTGGCGGCGTCAGAATTACCATCAACCTGGGGGGTCAGGAGCTTGGAACAGCGACGGTCATCGACGCGACGCCACAGCAGATCGAGTCCGACTCCGACGACAGCGAATCTGATTGAGCTGGAGAGCCCGGTAGAGGTCAAAAGGGTCGAGCAGGAGCTGATGGCACGTGGAGCGTCCTACCGGACGCGGATAACCAACACCCGCAAGCGTGGATTGCGCTACCTCGTGGAGGTTTTCCAGTGAGCAACACTCGCAAAGAGCCCACCCACGGCGAGTACGACGACGATGAGAGCTACACGACCGATGGGTCGTGGCATGTGGTGCCTGCGGATGACATCCGAGAGCACATTTTCACCGAAGATCCGCCCTGCTGGTGCGATCCCTACTACGACGAAACCTCGGGCTACCACATTCACCATAGCGCCGATGGCCGCGAGGCGTACGAGGAGGGTTGGCGCAAGCCACACTGACCATGGCACTCGAAATTGACTACACACCGCCGCCGACAGGTAAGCGGTTCATGCACTCTAACCGGCGGATGCGGGTCCTGATGGGTCCAGTCGGCTCTGGTAAGAGCGTGACCTGCTCCTTTGAGGTGGTGCGGCGCGCTACCATGCAGAAACCCGACGCTCAGGGGCGTAGGCGCTCGCGCGCGGCCATTGTACGTGAGACTGCGAGGCAGTTGCAGGACACCACGATCAAGACCTTCCTCGATTGGTTCCCACCGGGCCAGTGCGGGGAGTACATGCGCACCACCAAGACCTACTTCTTCAGGGTGGGCGACGTGGAGTGCGAGATCATGTTCCGCGCGCTCGACGACGCGGACGATGTGGCCAACCTGAACTCGCTGGAGCTGACCTTCGCGTGGTTCAACGAGTGCCGCGACATCCACCCTGACATCGTGGACGCCATGTCGAAGCGCATTGGGCGCTTTCCGTCTGCCAAGGACGGCGGGCCGACGTGGTTCGGGATGTGGGGTGATACCAACCCACCCACCATGGACACGTGGTGGTACTACCAGATGGAGAAGTTGAGCCCGGTCGATGGCGTCTCGCTGAACGAGAACGGCTGGGATGTGTTCAAGCAGCCGTCAGGCCGGAGCCCCTACGCCGAGAACCTGGAGAACCTGCCGGACGGGTACTACGACACCCAGGGCCGGTCGGATGAGTACGTCCGGGTCTACATCGACGGCGAGTACGGGCTCTCGCTGGCAGGCACGCCGGTCTACAAGTACTTCAAGCCGGACTACCACATGGCCAAGGCGCCGCTCCGGGCGATTACCAACGGGGTGCGGCCCATCGTTGTGGGGATGGACCTTGGGCTTACGCCTGCGGCGGCCATCGGGCAGCAGGACCCGCGTGGGCGGGCACTGATCCTGGCTGAGGCGGTCAGCTTCGACATGGGCATCCAGCGGTTCGTGCGAACGGTGCTCAAGCCGCTGCTCTTCGAGCGGTTCCCAGGGGCGCCGGTCCTCATAGTGACCGACCCGGCGGGTGTGCAGCGCGCCCAGACCGACGAGCGGAGCGCGGTCGATATCATCAAGGCTGAGGGGTTCAGGGTCATCTCGGCTAGGACCAACAGCATCTCGGCCCGGGTCAACGCGGTCGATGACTTCCTGATGCGGCAGGTCGATGGCGACCCGGCCTTCCTGATGGACCCCAGCTGCACGCAGCTCAAGGCGGCCATGATGGGGGGCTACCGGTACAAGAACCGGGGGGATGGCGGCATCGACAAGAACAAGCACAGCCACATCGCTGAGGCGCTCCAGTACCTGATGCTGCACATCGGAAATGCGGGTGAGGGGGCGATGGTTAGGGTCAAGCGGGACATCGTGCCGATTGCCGCCGTGGGGTGGACCTGATACCTTCTGGGTGGACCGCATGGTGCGGATTCCATTCACTCTCCCCCGCCTGCCCCCCGCCCCACTAGGCGGGGGGTTTTTAGCCATGGGGAGAAGGGCCTTGCACCCCCAAGATTTAGCGTGTTAGGGTCCTGGTGGGTACACGCCTCTGTACCCGTGTTCACCTCCCAAACTTCCCTGTCGGTTGAGCCCCCCGGCTCCCGACAGGGGTTTTTTGGGCAGCGAGGGGGTTGGTATGGCGACGGTTGCTCCGGTTCTCTCCCGCACCGCTGAGGGTGTTCCCTATCTGCTTTGGGAGAACATCGCCACTGGCGATACGGTGCTGCCCTACGCTGTGCAGGGTCGGCTGGGGCTGAACGCGGCGGTGCAGTTTGCTGGTACCTTTGGCGGTGCGACGGCCAAGCTCCAGGTGTCGAATGACGGTACCACCTACGCCGACATCAAGGACGTGCACGGCACGACGGTTAGCGCCACGGCGGCGGCCCACTTCGAGATTGGACGCTCCTCGATCTACTTTCGCCCCAGCGTGGCGGGCGGGACGAGCGATGCGGTCGATGTGTACCTCGTCCTTCGCGGACCTGTGAGCTAACGGGGAACCCATGCCGGGCCTCACCATTCTCCGCGTCGTCAGTAACTCCGAGATCGAGCGGGCCGAGAAGGAACGGCTGGATGCGGAGGTTCAGGCTCGGCAGAATAGTGACCTGATCCTTGGCCTGTCGGCCTACATGCGCGAGTGCTGGGATGCCGCGCGCATCGCCAAGGACCCCATCAACGACCTCATGCTGAAGGCCATGCGCCAGCGCAATGGCGAGTACGAGGCCGACAAGCTGCAAGCCATTCGCAAGCAGGGTGGCTCCGAAGTTTATATGATGCTCACCGAGGTGAAGTGCCGGGCGGCTGAGAGCTGGCTGCGCGACATCCTCCTCGATACTGGCTTCCCCCCGTGGGATATGCAGCCCACGCCTATCCCTGACCTCTCGCCCGACCACACAGGAGAGATCCAGCAAGGCTTTGCCGAGCGGGTCGTTGAGATGATCCAGCAGACCGGGCAAGCCCCCAGCCCGGCTCAGATGCTGGAGATGAAGGAGATCGTCGCTCAGGAGTACCGTTTCAAAATCCTCCAGGCTGCCCAGGCCCGGGTGGATGGGATGAAGATCCGCATCGACGACCAGTTCGCTCAGGGTGGATGGGCTGATGCGTTCAACGAGTTCATCACCGATCTGGTGACCTTCCCCTGCGCCTTTGTGAAGGGGCCGATTGTCCGGCGTCAGCGTCACCTGGGCTGGGTAAAGGGGCCAGATGGCCGCACCACGGTCGAGGCTAGCGAGCGGCTGGCGCCTGAGTTCGAGCGGGTTAGCCCGTTCAACATCTACCCCGAGCCGGGCATCACGCGCCTCAACGACGGCTACCTGTTCGAGCACCATCGCCTTAGCCGTTCGGCCATGGCCGATCTGATCGGCGTGCCGGGCTACGACGATGCGGCCATTCGCAAGGCCATCGAGGCTGGTCCGGGCCAGAGCTGGGTCTCGGAGACCATCGAGATGCAGCGCGAAGAGGAGGAGCGCAAGTACTTCACGGAGATGCGCCCGACCGACCTCTTCGATGCCCTGGAGTTCTGGGGCAAGGTCAGCGGCAAGATGCTCCGCGAGTGGGGTATGGACCCTACCGAGGTGCCGGATGAGATGCGTGAGTACGACGCGAACGTCTGGATGGTGGGTAACTACATCATCAAGGCGGTGCTAAACTACGACCCGCTGGGCGAGAAGCCCTACGCCAAGACCTCCTTCATCAAGACGCCGGGTGCCTTCTGGGGCCGTGGCATCCCCGAGATCATCGAGGACTTGCAGAACGTCTGCAACGCGGCGGCGCGGGCTCTGGTGAACAACATGGCGGTGGCGTCCGGCCCGCAGGTTGAGGTGAATCTCGACCGCATCCCGCCGAACGAAGACATCACCCAGATGTACCCCTGGAAGATCTGGCAGACGCTGAATGATCCGCTCGGGTCGTCGGCCCCGGCGGTGCGCTTCAACCAGCCGAGCGACAATGCCAGCACGCTGATGGCGGTCTACGAGCGGTTTTCCCGCCTCGCCGACGACCACTCGGGCATCCCGGCCTACATCTACGGCGACGTGGATGTGCGCGGCGCGGGCCGCACTGCTTCTGGTCTATCGATGCTGATGGGCTCGGCGGGCAAGGGCATCCGACAGGTTGTCATGCACATCGATAACGACGTTATCAAGCCGGTCGTTAAGCGTCAGTTTGTTTATAACATGCGCTATGACCCGGATGAGGCGATCAAGGGTGACGCCGAGATCATCCCGCGTGGCGCGATCAACCTCGCTGTGCGCGAGACGGTCAACGTTCGGCGCGTCGAGTTCCTCAACGCGACCGCCAACCCAGTGGATATGCAGATCGTCGGCATCGATGGCCGTGCGGCGCTGCTGCGTGAGGTGGCCAAGGGCCTCCAGATGCCGGTCGATGAGATTATCCCGTCGCGCGAGAAGCTCGACTACATGATCCGTACCCAGCAGCAGGCCCAGCTAGCGGCTCCGCAGGGTCAGGCCCCGGCGCCTTCGCCTGAGGGCGGCGGTCCAGGCTCGCAGATGAACGTGGTCGCCAACCAGATGACGGGCCAAGCCTAATGACCCGGCCCCCGCCCGAGGTCGTGATGGCACTTGCCCGGGCAAGTAACATGATCCTGCCCTGGCTGACCGAATGGCGGCAGCGCGAACTAGAGCAACTACCCTTTGTAGCCCCCGCTAGTGTCGCGGTCGCTCAGGGTAGGTGTCAAATGTTGACAGAGCTGTACCGCTTGGTACAGGATGCCCCCGACGTAGCCGCAAAACTTCGTGCGGACCCCCATAAGGGGTAGTGCGCAAGTAGCAGCTGCTTAACCACGCACACCGATAAGGAGCGTATTGTGGCCATTCCCGAGCAGGTCCGTCGTCAGTCTGAGGCGATTGCCAAGCTGTACCAGGATAACGCTGCCAATGAAGCACCTGCCGATGCGGCGGATGCTACGGGCGTTGTTGCTGATCAGCCTGCGCCCGCCGACAGTGCGACCGATGCTGCGCCTGAGTCCGCGCCGAGTGAGCAACGGCGACCGGACACCAATAGTGACGCACAGACCTTTGAGCAGCGGTATCGCACGCTCCAAGGGATGTACAACGCTGACACTGCCCGCCTTCGTGCGGACAATCAGCAACTGAATAGCAGGGTTACGCAACTAGAGCAGTTGCTGGCCACTCTTTCTGCGGCTCCACAGCAGGTCCCCGCTACGGCGGCAGAGAAGCTGGTGACCGAGAAGGATGTTGAGGAGTACGGCGATTCCATCGAGGTTATGCGGCGCGTCTCCCGTGAGGAGTCCTCGGCATACCAGCGTAAGATCGCTGAGCTGGAGCACATGCTGAAGCAGGTGCAGACCAGTGTTCTCCCGCGCGTTGAGCAGGTCGCTCAACGACAGGCCGTGACGGCTGAGCAGGCTTTCTGGAGTGAGCTGACTACGGCGGTTCCTGAATGGCGCGATATCAACACCAGCCAGGACTTCCACAGGTGGCTCCTCGACGTTGATCCGCTGACGGGTCTGACCCGCCAGACGTATCTGGAAGATGCTCAGCGCAATCTCGATGTTCGGCGTGTTGCTGCTTTCTTCACTGCTTGGCAGGGTCTGAACGGCCAACCTGTTGCTCAGCCCCATCGGAGTGCGTCGGACTCCCAACTCGATAAGCAGGTCGCCCCTGGACGTAGCCGTGGGGGGTCTGTCCCCGCTACGGGTACTGCCAACAAGACCTACTCCTCGAAGGACATCGCCAAGTTCTTTGACGATGTTCGCCGTGGTGCCTATCGGGGGAAGGAAGCCGAGCGCGACCGGATCGAACGCGATATCTTCGCCGCACAGCGCGAAAATCGCATTGTCGCCAACGGTTAAGTGGAGAGAACCATGGGCTACCCTGTTGCTCCTGGCCGCCCCAACTACTCGGGTAACTTCATCCCCGAGATTTGGTCCGGCAAGCTGATCGAAAACTTCTACGATGCCACCGTTCTGGCTGCGATCTCGAACACCGACTATGAGGGTGAGATCCGCAACCAGGGTGATACGGTGAACATCCGTACGACCCCGAACATCACGATCCGTGAGTACGTGAAGGGTCAGGGCATTGTCGTGGAGAACCCCGACAAGCCGAAGCTCCAGCTGGTCATCGACAAGGGCGAGTACTTCGCCTGCGTTGAGGATGACATTGATCGCGTTCAGTCGGACATCAAGCTGATGGACATGTGGTCCAAGGATGCGTCCGAGCAGATGAAGATCAAGATCGACCAGCGCGTGCTGACCGACATGCTCCCCGACATCGCTGCTCTGAACAAGGGCACGGCGGCGGGTGCAGTTTCCGGCGCGTTCAACCTCGGCACCACGGCTTCTCCGCTGACGGTGACGAAGGACGGCGCTGGCGGCACCGCTTCGGTGGTGGACCTGATCGTCGATCTGGGTACCGTGCTCGACGAGGCGAACTGCCCGGAAGCCGGTCGCTTCCTGGTGATCCCGGCCCGCATGGCTGGCCTCATCAAGAAGTCCGAGCTGAAGGATGCGTCGCTGGTCGGTGACGGCACCTCGATGATCCGCAATGGCCGCCTGGGCATGGTGGATCGCTTCACGCTCTATGTCAGCCACAACCTGAAGGTTGACACGGGTGGGAAGTACAACATCGTCGCTGGGACCAAGATGGGCCTCACCTTCGCGTCGCAGATGACGGAGATGGAGACCATCCGCTCGGAGAGCACTTTCGGTAACGTCATCC